TCTCCAGGGAGCCTATCTCGAGGGAGCCGATCTCCAGGGAGCCTATCTTCGGGGAGCCGATCTCCAGGGAGCCGATCTTCGGGGAGCCGATCTCCAGGGAGCCTATCTCGAGGGAGCCGATCTCCAGGGAGCCGATCTCGAGGGAGCCGATCTTCGGGGAGCCTATCTTCGGGGAGCCTATCTCCAGGGAGCCGATCTTCGGGGAGCCTATCTCCAGGGAGCCGATCTTAAAAAAACATATTCACAAAATACCATTATGCCAGATGGTGAATTGATTATCTGGAAAAAATTGCAAGATAATTTAATAGCCAAACTTCTTATTCCACTTAAAGCAAAGAGAGTAAACGCCATTGGTTCAAGAAAATGCCGTTTTGAATTTGCCAAAGTTATTGCTATTTATGACGGCAAAAAGAAAGTTGAAGAGGGAAGGGGATTGTATAATAAAGATTTGATTTATAAGGTTGGAGAAATGGTTTATCCCGATTCTTTTGATGATTCTCCACTTATTGAATGTTCTCACGGCATTCATGGATTTATTACAAGAATGGAGGCTGAAAACTTTGATATGTAAAATCGTTTTTTCAAATGGAAGATATAAGAATCTTTTTTATTACCTGTCGCTGGTGGCTGTTCGCCGGGATAATTGTAGCCTGTGCGATTGGAATTATTTACAGTTTTATTCAGGATGCTATTTATCAGAGGGACCCGAAGACGAAAACGCGAGCCAAAATAATTACCGCCCTTATCGTCATCCCGATATTTATTATTGTAGCCTATACGCATAGCAACCATAACAGGGTTGAGCACATGAACGAGAACACTCTTTATATCGCCCCTGACCCGGAGAACTTTTCAAAGTGATTTTAAGAAAATGAGTATCTTTGCATTTATGGATAAGCCTGGGATGATAATAAAAAGCTCATTGAGTCCTATTCATATCATAGCAAACGATGATATGGAGATAATTGACTTCCTCTCCGATATGATGGACCGCGAGCCTATCCACATGCTCCAACGCTTCGTGGACTTCAGCATGAGGGAAAGCATATCCCTTATTCATAAATCCGATATGGATGATATAACGACAATTATATTTTATAAGGCTCCTCTGGGCATAAACTACAAGCAGAACAGATTGATGCTTTTTGAATTTTCAGATACAAGGTGGCTGCGGTGGCTCTCAAGCTACTTTCAGCAGTGGCTCGATACCGTGTCCCCAAAACAGAATAAAGCTCTCTACGGCTTCCTGGATGCTCTTACAGGGCAACTGATATATGAATGGACGCAGGAGGACGAGAAAAACACCCTGCAAGACTTCAGGGGTTGATGGGATCGGGGAGGTTTTGTGTGTTATCCTTCCCGATTCCTTTTTTTGAGACAAAAACACAAAGTATTTACGAATCTTTTAATTATGAAAAAGATGACGATTTTTTTAATTCTGGCACTGATTACACTCCGGCTCTCCGCACCCTCTTCTCAATGCTTATATATTGAGAAAAGCACGCAGATTAAAACCATAGATTTAAAATTACTTGCTTTTTATAAGGTAGAAAGCGACTTTCGGACAAAGGTTATCAATTCGCTCGGCTACCGGGGGATCCTTCAGGAAGGGCAGGAGATAGTCAATGAGGCCAATAAGATCAACGCCAGAAACGGCAACTCGATACGATATACTATTAATGATTGCCTCGACAGCGCAAAGGCTACAAGCATCTGGTATATAATCCAGGGATATTGGAACCCAGAATATAACCTCCGTAAGGCTGCGAAGATATGGAACCCATTGGCAAGCCCGGAATATTACAGACGGATACTCAAGTATTATTATAAACTTAAAAACTCCTGATTATGGTACATTGTCCTTATGAAAAGAATGTAGTTTGCAGTTACCTCGAGAATGACGAGGAAAACATTGTCTATTGTTGCGAGAAATGCCCTTACTACAAGCCTCGCAAGCAGCTTATCCCTCCCGATCCCCCCGAAGGGGGTCTGTGCTGTGTTATCGTAGCCATGTTTCTTGTATGGTGTATCGTAATCTTATTTTTAGGCATCTTCCATCATTATAAAAGCCATGAAGCATCATCGCATATTAAAGCAAGACAAGAGATTGTTAAGTAAGAAGAAGTCTGTCAGGATTGACGGCAGGACTGTTATCTTGGCAGATGCGAACCTGTCCGATGCAGAGGTGCGGGAGAACTACGCATTAAAGAGAATGTCGTATCTCGCCTTCCGCCCCGGAGCCTCTAATCAACCTGTTAAGCAGGAGTTCAAGGAAGTGCCGGTGGGAGATGTTATGGATCTCGAAGCTATACTTGATAAAGATAATTTACCTGATGAAAATTAAGACTATGAAACTAAAAGCTATTTTTGAATGGATTAAGAAGGCTACTCATAAGCCGGATAAAGAGGAACGCCCCATTGACAAAGAAGATCCCTATGCTATAATAAAGCATAAAACCAAAAGCCTGGGGTTTCGTCTGAGGGCGCAGCATAATAACCGCAAAAGAACAAGAGGGCGGAATATCCAGTATGTCCAGGTCGGGGATTCAACAAAACCAATATATCACGGAGCACGATAAAAATCCATGATTGTTGAACAGAAAGGGACCCAATTACGAGTCCCTTTTCCATAATATCTATATTTGATTGTCATTTGATTAAACCATCTCTCATGGCTTTAGCACCCTGAACTAATCCTTCATATAAAATTTTATTAAAATTCATATCACCATCTTCAGAAGGAAATGCACATTCATTATAAGCCCATTTCTCAATCATTTCATCTGTTATCTTTTCCGGGGCTTTACCAAATGGAGTATGAAGTAATTCATCAGAGACATTGTTCATATTCTTAATTATTTCTTCTGCACTCTTTTCCATGGCTTCAGATTTGAGTGAGGCAAGCTGGCAAACTGATATGTCAAGATAATATTGTTCATCTTCATATCTCACCCATTCTCCCCTTTTATTCCCTCTATTAAAGTCTATTACATAAGAATGTCTATTCCCCGGTAAAATAGTATAGTCAACTCCGCCTTCGGGCATAACAACAGTATGACCAAGTAAATAACATTGAAACTCCATTATCATATCCTGTTCGCTTTTCAAATCATCTGACCATGGAATTGCAACCAAATCCAAATCCCTATTCAAACTGCCATGCAAAAGAATAACGCATACATAGCTGGTTTGACATGGATAGGCTTTGAAGATTCATCCTGCTTTTCTATTATTTTATCACGAGTGTCCATAGTGATTCAGTAAATTATAGCCATATTCCTTGGCTATTTCCTTGAGTTCATATAAGAATTAAGTTTTTTAGAACCTTTAGGTGGGTTAAGAATGATGTTTTTTGTTTCCTCGCTACATTCAATTAATTCGTCCTCTCTATATTTTCTCCATCCAGTTGAATTGTCATCTTTACTTATATCGTGTCCGACAATCCATTCAAAGGAAGTTTCTTTAGTTTCATAATTAAACCTCCCCTCTTTTCTCATTGCCACTATCCGCTTCGTATAATAAAATATTTGCGAAGTAGTGTAGCAAATCTGAATATAGATTTCCATGATTTTTAATGCTTGTCTTGCATCATCGGGGTCGTGGTCGTATATACAACTCACAAGATCTCCGACATTGAATTTAGTTTCTGCTTTCATCTTTCGTTATATTAGTTATTACTCTTACATAATTAAAATCTATCTTTATCATGTTCTTCAATAAATCTTTTCATGGCAGTAGTAAAGTCTTTTTTATACTCACCAGATTGAAGATATTCATTATACCTGTCGGCAAGAATTTTATGCTTTAAATGTCTTGCTCTTTTGCGTTTGCGATATGTAAATTGATTACTCATCTTTCTTGTCTGATAGGGATATAAAAAGTTCTCCTGAAATAACTTGAGTATATGGAAGTCCTGTAATATCAGATTTGATTTGTTGAATTGCCACATCTCCCTGTGATACTCTTAACATTTGAAGATATTTTTTAAGAGGAAATCTTTTATCTGAATCTTTGCTCGGCTGAAACTGCGAGGAGTTATCATTCAGTTCTGTAAATACTGTCTTGCCACAATGCGGGCAGATAGTTGCTTTAAGATTTGGCTCTTTTTTATTCATTGTCTCTTGGTTTTAAATAGTTATTTCATTTTGCCACACTTACCACAAAAAACATATCCATCGGCTTCTGTGTCGGGGTATTGTTCAGAAGAATTGACAGGAAGAAGATACCAGTCAACACATAATAACCAATGGAATGAGTTATCTCCAAAATAAATCGCAACTGTTAATTCTTTATACCCTCTATTTGGATCAGTTGTATTATTTTTATTCTCACAAACAAAATATTCACCATTTTCTTTTGGTAAATCATCTTTTGACTTGATAAAAACCTGTTTAAACATTTGCTCTTTCATAATTTATATTTTTTATAAGCCTTCAATACTTCTTTTGTTAGATATTCCCTGCAAATATTTGCTGTCGCTAATTGATTAGTCTTTTTTGCAGCAGCATCAGCAGCAGCATCAGCATCAGCAGCAGCAGCATAAGCAGCAGCAGCAGCATAAGCAGCATAAGCAGCATAAGCAGCAGCATTCCTTAATTGTTCATCATTGATATTACCTTCCCCATAATCAATGGCAGCCTTAACTGCATCTTTACTTCTCTGATCTTTCATCAGATGCAATACTGTTTCTGCACATTTCCCTTTTGCAAGAGTTAAAAGCCTTTTGTCGATTTTAAGTTTTGATGCTATCCAGAGCATCCAATCGCCACGAGGACAGTGCCGCCATGCCAAAATAGCAGATTTTTGAGTTTTTACATACTCTACTGCCTCACGGCAAGAATTAAATTTTTCAAGTTTTGTGGTTTTCATAATGATTTACTTTTTTAATTTATTATAGGCATTCAGAACTTCTTCTGTGAGATATTCCCTGCAAATATCTGACGATTTCTTCAAGGAGTTTATTCGAGCAGCAGCATCAGCATCAGCATAAGCATAAGCAGCAGCAGCAGCAACATCAGCAGCAGCAGCATCAGCATCAGCATCAGCAGCAGCAGCAGCAGCATCAGCATAAGCATAAACAGCAGCAGCAGCATAAGCAGCAGCAGCAGCAGCAGCAGCAGCATAAGCAGCAGCAGCATCAGCATCAGCATAAGCATAAGCAGCAGCATCAGCAGCAGCAGCATAAGCATAAGCAGCAGCAGCATCAGCATCAGCATAAGCATAAGCAGCAGCAGCATCAGCATAAGCAGCAGCAGCAGCAGCAACATTTAATTCCTCTCTGGTTATCTCACCATTTACATATCTCAAACAAGCTACTAATGCATCTTTACTTCTCTGATCTTTCATCAGATGTTCAACTTGTTTGGCACACATGACTTTTGCTAATGTTAGTTTTTTATCATCAACATTAAGTCTTTTCGCTATCCAGAGCATCCAGTCTCCTCTTTCACAGTTCTGCCATGCTGAAAGAGCAGATTCTTGAGTCTTCACATACTCAATAGCTTCATTACAAGCATTTAATTTTTCAAGTTTGTCTGTTTTCATATTATTGAGATTTTAATTGTCATGGTAATAAGTTCTTTTCTTTGAATTTCCGGTATTCTTCTTTCATCAGTAGTACATCGGCGTCCCACTGATCAAACTTCCAGTCCGGATGATTTGTCCTGTCCTTCATCGTCCCCTGATCCACAATCCTGTGAAATAATGGATATACTATGCGGATATTCGCCGGATTAAACTTGAAATACGGGTACCTGCCTTTCGGGAGGATATGTGAAAAACAGCTATAAAAACTGTCTTTTGACCTCAGATGGGTGACATCCTCCCCGGTATAAGGGCATACCACCTTCTTATTCTTGTAGTATTCTTTGTGCCAGAGGTCAAGAAACATCCCCAACTCCCACTCATACCCAAAGCTGAACTCCGGGGGGATGCTTTTTTTAAATATCATTTTCTTCTTTTTTTTGTCCGTCCTCATAAACTGGTGATACCGGCAAAAACCTTTACCGGTTATCTTGTCAGTACCAAATACTGCATTTAAACAATGTTCTGCATTACACCTTCTCATTTTTCATTCAGGTTAAAAAGAGGACATTCCAACCATCCCGGCTATCCTGCCCTCTTTATTTCTTGTGACAATAATACAAGAGTTTGGATACAAAGATAAATCTTTTATTTATTATTTGCCTTAACTTGATTAATTATTGGTGGCTTATTCATCCTTGTTGCTTCCAATATGGGCAAGTTTGTTTCAGTAGGAATATAAACAACCGTCTTTTCTACATTGGTTCCAGCAACCTCAGTAATCCATAGCCATCTTAAATAATCTTCATTTTCTCTTAAACTTGTCCCAATTATTTTATTGGCAATAGCTACGCCAACCGCCCTTGTACTATCAGCTAATTTAATATAATGGGCAGACTCATACTTTGCTTGAGCTTCCTGAACTGCAATTTGCCGATTCTGAGTGGCCTTGGCTAATTCAGCCTTGCCTTCCAAGTTTTGCTGATATACCTTATATCGCGGACATCCTATCATTCCTGCTAAAATAAGAATGATAAGAAAAAATCCACCTAATACTGACCATTTAATAGTCAATCTTGTTTCTTTTAAATCTTCACTTTCCATAATTTTGTTTTTAAAGGTTAATACTAATTTCCATCAATTAATTTATTGATTTCATCCGTTGTCGCAAACTTTATAAAAGTCTCCTTATCCTGATACTTCTGCGATAACCCTGCCTTTCTTGCCAGTTCCAGCCATCTTGGATTATCTATCGGGGGATTAACGGATAGTAAAGCATTGAAAATAGCCTTGCAAGTGCTAAATTCTCTCTGATCGCCTTTGTCGTAATCCGGAATAGCCAAATTATATTTATTTCCGGCTTTCACTTCTGTTTGCGGTGGAGGAACACTCCCTTCTGGCTTTCTCTCATCATTCAGATAGGGCACAATGTATTCGGCGAGCTTTCCTTCCTGATGGGCAAAGATAATCTCCCTGAGCTTCTTGTTTGTGTTTTTCCCGGGTATTATCTCCATTGCCTCAATCATATCGGAATCCTTGTTCACTATCGCTAAAAGGTCAATGGTGGGCATGTCTTCCATTTGTTTGAGGGTTAATCCCGTTGTTGATGCTTCCTCAAAATCAGGATGAGTTATTTCCTCTTCATGGCTTTCTATTGGAGGATCATTAACGGTTTCCGGATGCGACTCATTGATTACTGTCGGAGACATGACTGTCTGCTTGATAGGAGTGACATCTGTCCCCTTTATCGCATCTACAATCTCTTCCTGTGCGAGTTTCTTTATGACCTTACCTGTTAGCTTTCCAGACCTCTCCTGACTGTGAACCTTATCCGGAATAGTGATCTTTGTTCCATCGGGGGTCTCAATGACTTCTGATACATCCGATGTCATATCTTGAGCTTCTTCTGTGATATACATATTATTCAGCACATCCCCGAATAAGTCCCTTGCCAGATAGCCGAGAGGTCTGTAATATAGCATCCGTTTCTGATACTTCCACCAGGGAGATGACTTGAATTTCCATCCATCTGTACCATTAACCTGTTGTGAGGTAATCCATAGACCGGCTCTCTTTGCATCATTGATAGAGAAGCTCTTTGACAATGTAAGGCCATTATCCTCCCGAGTTGCGGTTATAGTAACCTCCATATCCTCTCCCTCGATGCTTCCTGTTATAGATTCTTTCCATGAATCCTTGCGGAGTTTTCCTGAACTGAATATCATACTCTTTGCCAAATCCCCTTTTATGGTAAGGAGTCCATTGATAGGAATGATATTCTGCAAAGCTGTCATAGCAGGCAGATGAAGTGTTCCGATGCCATGAACCAATACTCCGGCTACCGCACCCACTTTGCCCTTTGTAAAATCCGGCTTGCCGTCTGGTAGTTTTTCGTAATAGTGATAAGGGATAATTTTGCTTTCAAGAAGGAAATTTGCTACTTGCATAGCTCCTTCCAATGTTTCAATTCCTTTTTCGACAAATGTAGTCATCCTACTGTCTGCCGATTTAATAATACTTTTGTCTGCTTCCATGATTTTTAACTTTATTTAAAGGTTCTACATAATCCGTGTTATACCGCCAGGTGCGGTTTAGCTTGCCATAAGCACCTTTTCTGCTTTCGTCCCATGAGCATTTAATCAACTTTCCCTCATGCGTAAGGTCTGTGATGGATCTCCGCACCGAAGTAAGCAATATCTGTTCGTTATAAAGATACTGTACCCAATTAGCAACTGAAATAGGAGTGAATCTCTTATCAGCATTCTCCCTGAAGAATAAAAGAATCCTTTCCTTTTGTTTCTTTGCCTTTTCCCGTGCCTTAATCAAGTCTTCCCTTGCAAGTGGCACTGTGTCGTGAAATGTACTCTCTCTTTCCATGGCTTATCCTTTTATAAGTGCGATTACTTCAAGTTTCGGATAATAGCGGGTCTTACCATCACGCTCGCTCTTTGTGGCATTTAACAGAAAGGTAACGGTTATCCAGTCGCCATCCTTGATGTCCCCAAGCATACTCATAACTTTCTGCCCGAGTTCAAAAGAAACCTCATTGATATAATTTCCCTTGAGGACTTCCATGATAATCAGCCTCGTTATCTTTGTCTGACCGTTTCGTGTTGTAAACTCCTCTGGAGGACATATCTTTAATAGCCTCCCAGAGATCGAAAATTCATTTACCTGTTTGTTTTGGCTTGCCATAATCTTAATTTTTAAATTTAAAATACTTAACAAATTCTTTAGGAGGAATGAGTATCTCCCTTTGATCAGGATTCTGGCCCGTTAATTTAATTAACCCATCTTCGAAAGATACGCAAATCCATTTACCACCTGTTTGAAGATCAATACAGACCTCCCATAGTCTCGGTAATCCTGCATCCATCCACTCTCGAATATCTTCAAATGGATTAAGGGTTCTTTTAGAAGGTTCGATTTGGGGCAAATGAAATACAAGATTTGAAATACTTAAATAAGATACTTCAGAATTTTGTTCTATACGATTTTTATTCCACCATTCGCTCAACCTATAGACTTCATCATCTGTTTCGGGGAAAATATGTAAAACATCATAATCCCCTGCTGTAATAAAATTTGCTCTCATTTTTAAATTGTTAATATTGTTATTTCTGTTCTTGGTTTCTCTGAATAGACTTTCCTTGCCCTTAATTCGCATATCAGGGAGTCGTCCCTGTAATAAATACCTATCAGGCTATCCGTAACGAATTTGATAAGATTATCAATGTCCGGACGGCTTGAATGATACTCCGGCGCAGAGTCTTTTAAGAATTGGCTGTTTTTGCCCGTTTTATAATGATTCTTCGGTCTGTGCATATAGAACACCACTTCAAGGAAGATAATGTCAGAAATGGGCTCTTTTGGGGCAGATTCCTGTAATATCCCTGCAAAGGTCTTCTTCTTCTCATTGGAGGGATCATAAGTACCGGAAAACTTGCCTCTCGTAAAATGCCTGTGCCTTGCCTGGGCTTTTGGCTCTCCTAATACTGTGAGTTCTATCTTCATTCCTTTGTCTTTTGTCCCACAATCCTAATTTGTTCGGGCAGGAAGCATTGAATCTGCCCTGTTGCCACACTTTCACAAATACCTACCGTGTAATTAACTGCCATATCGTTTATAATATCATATTTCAGACCAAAATGCAAAAGCCAGTAATTCTCCTTGGAGGTAATCAGATTACCCTCTTCGTCTATGTCACCTGCTTCTATCGTGACCTCGCAATATGTCTTCAGGAAGCTCATTCGGTTTATCGTATTTGAAATAATGTCCTTTTCTTGTCATCGCACCCGTCCTCAATGCCCTTATCATCCCGTTCTTGCTCAATCCCACGGCCTTTCTTGCATCGCTTATGCTGTCAAACCTCTCTATGACTTTATGATCCGAGTTCTCCTGTATGACGGCTTTCTCCTGGCTCTGGTTATAATCCTTCACCCTTGCATCGTATCCTATGGCGTACATCCATCCAAGATACTTCTCTGCCGTCTCCCATGATATTGCAGGTATATGATCACCGTCATAAACCATCGTGAGAATAAGCCCCTGCTCCTTCATCCATAGCTTTGCTTTCCTTATGGCGATGTCTCGTGTCATTAATAGCAATTAAGGTCTATCTTCTTAAATTCATTCAATAACTGCTCATCAGACGGCTTCTCCTTGATCTTATTAGAAGCCACACGGTTCTTTGACCCTTTCCTCTCGCCCCAAAGGAAACTGCCCAATTTACCAAAGTCTATGGCCTCTGCTCCACTATTTACAAGGTCATGGATAAGAGTATTGGCTATCTCTGACCGTGCATCATCAATGAGATTCTTAACTCCCATGAGAACTTTGTCTTTCTTGCAGAGGTCATAAAGCCTCATCGTACCCTCTATGCTCGGCCTCTCCTCCAGAAACTTCTTATTCATAAAATCCCTGTAAGCATCTGAACTATCAGGCTCCGGCTCGTATCTTGTTATCTCCGCATCCCACTTCTCAATCTCATGCACATTGCCCATCTTTTCTGCCTCTCTCTTCTTGGCAAATGCCTCCTTTGCAGGGACTACCCTTTCATACCACCATTTCTTTGAGATATTTATTAGACTATTACAGAGAGCCTCATCCCTTGTCACTTTTTCGATTATTAATTCATTTCCATCCTTTAAAATTGCTAATTCTGCATAATCAGCCTCAAGAATTATCATATAGACATGTATCTGTGCTATATATGAAGGAGGAATGCCATCTTCCCAGGATCTCGATGCATTATAAGAAAGGCATTTGCATTCAAGAATAGCCTCAGTCTTTAAGGGTTCCCCTGTCAGGAGGTTAATGCCACCCTTAATGTTCATCAACCGGTCAATAGACCCAAATAGCCATGGATATTTTGGATTGACTACAAAACCATTCAGATTCCTGCAGGAGCGAATGACCTTTTGGTTCTTGAAATTTTCGATATAACCGGTCTCGCTCCCGTCATAGTATTGCCAGAGATCGGCTATTTTTTCTTCAAGGTATCTGCCAAAAAACATTTTTGGATTATCAGGTACTTCCGTAAGTACGTCTCCTGTTTTGTTGTGAAAATGGTAAATCGTCCGATTATATTCAGGTTTTACAAGACCACAAATATCAGAAATTTCCGATCCTCCTATACCGTTCCTGCGGAAATCGAACCATTCCTTCGTATGCGAAGGAATCCTTGTTATTATTAAATCACTTCTCATATCATCATAAGTTTAATCCGTGAGGAGGCCTCATCCCTTCCAGTTGCAATGGCAATAGCTCTTTATAGAGTTCTCCCATGAGTTCGCATAAGAGGTCTGCCTGCGATCTCATCATCTCAACTTCCTGTTTTCCGTCATTGCTGATATTATTATACCAGTTGTCATAAATCTTAGACATCTTGTTTACAAGGTTTTCATGCTGCCCGACAAGATTCCTCCCTGCCTTATAGAAGTGGTTCAATGCCTCAAGCCTTGCCCTGAGCATCTTTAGCTTCTCCTGCCCGACTGCTTTCTGCTTATCGTCTTTCCATTGATAATTTGCATCGGAGCAAATCCTTTCAGCATCAAAGACCTGCTTTTCCAATTTGTCAAGCTCTTCGGATTTGTACCATTCAAGGAGCTTACTGAAGACATAATCATTTACGTTACTCATATATATACATTATTTGTGATTCCTCAATGCCATAATCGGACTTCTCCTCTGTTGATCCACATTACCTTATATCTCTGTGGCTTTCCTGAATTTATAGAAACATCCACTTCCTGCAAAAGTTTGATCTTTATTTTACTCTTCATAGCATCTCCATTAGTTTTTCTTCAAGCCATTTAACATAATCAAGATCCGGAAACTCCATCCATTTGGATTCCCCATCTCTTCCTATCATATCAAGAAAGCTATCATCTAAATCATTGCCGTCAAGAATCACATCTCCCATCCTTCCAACTCTGACATAACAGGAAATCTCAATTGGAACTTGAGATGTTTCAGCCTTATATTTCATCCGCAATTCTACTTTACTCTTCATAGATATACATTATTCGTTGTTCCTCAATACCAAAATACTCCTCACCGTCAATGGTGACAATGCTCGCAGCCTTTCGGTTGAACTGAACCCTCATGCCCGTTTTTACCTCATTACAAGCATCCCCTGCCTTTATTATCGTTCCGGTAAGGGGCAACATCTCTTTTGATGTCTCAGGCACCAAAACGCTTCCTTTTGCCTCTGGGAGCTTATCAAGCCTGATTAAAACTGAATTGCCTAATATTTCCATAAATTAAAAATTAAAATGGAAGGTCTGAATTATCTTCTTTCCCGTTAAATGTATCATCGTCATCATCTTTGGCGGCAGGATTCAGCTTGCCTACGACAGGGGCATTCTTCTTCTTTTCCTCCCACACATAAAACCTCCCCCCCTTGGCGGAATCCATCTTCAGCTTCGTCTTATCCATCTTTCCCTCCTCCTCAAACCGTATCTTCTCCGTCCTGAGTATCGTAGGCACATCTGAATCAACATAGTATTTATCATCCTCATCGGCATCATCAGGTATCTCATCATTGGGCTTCTTCCTGTTCATATAACGGTGAAGTATTATCCCCGTATCCGGCTTCTCCTTCCATGCCGAGCTCCCCTTGATGTCATAAAGGCATGGCATCCTGTAATTAATCCCCACCTTCTCAATCTTTGTCGGATGGGCAATGATTATTCCATGGACATCGTAAGCATCGTTGAAATTAATAAGATAATCCAATTGTCTGCTTATAAAGGTGCTCTCCGTCATGTTCCTTGGCTGTTCATGCTCGATCTTGTTCCACGCATCAATGACATAACCAAAGATATTCTCTGTCTTCTTCAGGTATTTGAGGTATTCCAAGATAGACTCCATGGTATTCACCTTATCGCTCTTTATCTTGCCGTTCCAGCTCTCAAAGTTCTTGCTGTTAGGCGATATTATAAAGAAATGCTTCTCTATGTATCTCATGGTCTTATCCCGAAGCTCCTTGCTCATCGAGTTCTTCCATCCCTCCCTGTAGAACTGTCCTGTCCATACCTCCGCTATTTTGGCAAACTCCCTTGCTTCAGGCACGTTCTCCGGTGTGAATAATGCAAATTTAAGGTTCAGCTTCTCATTATGCCTTATAAGTTCGCATATATACCAACGTATAAACGTTGACTTACCGGCACTTGGTAGCCCCGTAATTACAGTAAGATGCTTTGGTTTAAGAGTAAACAGTCTGTCCACTTCCGGAATGCCTATGCCAAGCCCCGGTGTGAAACCGTTCTTCACTATCATCTCCAACTCTTCCCTGCACATGGAAGGCTTTATTATTCCTCCTACGGGGAATGACGAAAGGTTCTGATAGCAGTCATCCACTCCTTCCTGATTAAGAGCCTTGAGTCCTTTCTTTTTATCCCCCGCCCATACCTCGTTGATGTCCTTATAACCTACGGGATATTGTATGTACTTGCATCTCTCCTTGCCGATAATAAGCGCCAGATGATTTTTGAGTTTGATACCTGGCGCATCATTATCGGTGGAAAACACATGTAAATCCGCATCTGCAATCTTGCTCTTTGTATAAGGATCATTGATATAATCAAACTCATGGTCAAAGTTCTTCGCATCGGGATTGGGAGCCCCTGATGGAACACTCAGTACATTCTTATATCCTGCCTGAATCCATGTCAATCTATCCACATGACCCTCTGTCCAGATGATTATCTTCTTCTCATCAGGAGGGAAATTAAGGTCTTCCAATCCCCATGGTAGCGTCCTTGATCCATCTTCTTTCTTTATGTTCCACCATTTAGGAGAGTCCTGACCTGCCTTCCACCTTATATCAAGGAATTTGGCATCTACAAGCGTATAGCCTATGTATGTAGGGAATCCAAGGATTGGCTTTGACCCTTCTGCCGACCTCCTTGAAAATTCGTAAACCTTATGCTTTAAGGGTATTTTAATGTCTATTCCCCGCGACTGCCAATACTCCCTGACTTCTTTGGAATAGGTATCTGCGATCTGCTTTGGCATCTTGGACTTCTCCTGAACCTTTGCATACTGCTCCATATCTTCAAGATTGCCACTCCATCCGCAATGGACATGGTGACACTTAAACCACCTATTCCCCGGCTCATCATTAACTGTTAAACATGGAGAATTTTTATGATGTTGGCGGGTATTATTGCAGTGAGGGCAAATAACCGAATAACGGGTTCTGCCAGAAACAGGAGTAAATTTTATTCCAAGTTCGCTAAATGTTGTTGCCACTTAATATACTTTTGGTAGATATATTATTAACCATTTGCCAATAAGAATAGATTTTGAATATCCATTTCTTTCACTTAAAGGAAGTTCATACTTTGTGATATTCCTGATCATCAATCCCCTTCCGAATATTCTGAACCACATTAATCCCCTTTCACAATAAAAACAAAATATCCTTCTGATTTTACTCATAGCTTCACATATCTTTCTGACTTATCGTTTCTTACGATGAATTTAGGTCCAGTTCCATCGGAACTTGGATGCGGATAACAGAAATCCAGCTTTAATCCGAATCTGTTAGCCGTGAATGTAGGACGCACCATATTATTAATGGTGGATACCTTCAGCCCTGAAATATCGCAGAACTGATCTATCGTCCACACATTATAACGCATCAGAAG